TATACCGTGTCGAGCTTATGCAGCCGTCTGTATCCTCCAGCATGAGCCTTATGAAACTAGCTTCTGCTAGCAGCTTCGGGTCGATCGCCACCTTCCGGGGTGGCTAACTAGTCCTCCCAAACTTCCCCCGGGCTTCGGCCCGGGGCTTTTCTACCGGCGGCAGATACTTCCCCCGCCCAGCTGTCCGCACCCTCTGCCGGTGCCGACGAGGAGACGAAAATGGTTACACGCGCCGCCGATCTACGTGCCGATACCCGCCCCATCGACAAGGACGTGAAAGTCCCACAGGCAGTACAGCGAGCTGCTGCTGCCGCCGAAGCGCTCCAGCGCGCTGCATATCCCGATCAGACCCCCGCTCCGGAGCCCACGCCGCCCCCGCCGGCCGGAGACACCATCGTCATCGCCGATCCACCGCCAGCTGCACCCCAGCCGCCCGCACCCCAACCTGCTCCGCAGCCGCCGGCCCCTGTTACCCCGCCGGGTAATGAACCGCCTGCTCCGCAGCTCACACCCGAAGCAGAGCTCGAAGTACAGCGCGTTCGCTCTGAAGAGGGACGCCGGCGCAAGACGCTGGAGAACCAGTTGTCCGCGGCCAACGACCGGCTCGCATCACTGGAGAGCCTAGTGCAGGAGCTGCGCAACGCGCGCCCCGTTGCACCGCCTACCCCGCCGGCTCCTCCCGCACCACTGATCACCGAGCAGGAGCGCAACGAGTTCGGTACCGAAATGCTCGACGTCATGGGCCGCCGTGCAAGGGAGATCGTATCGCCGGAGCTCGCCGAGCTGCGCAGCATGATGCAGTCGATCGAGCAGAAGGTGACGGGCACCGTACAGCAGACTGCACAGCAGGCACGAGAGGCCATGCTCACGAAGCTGGATCAAGCACTCCCGGAGTGGCGTGGCATCAACGTGCAGAACGAATTCAAAGCATGGCTGGCCTTGCCAAACCCATATGCGAGTGGTAGTCGTCTCAGTGCACTTACTCAGGCATACGAGCAGAACGACACTGGTCGTGTACTGAACTTCTTCAAAGGCTTCATTTCTGAATTGGCTGCAGAGGACCCCGCAACGCCTCCGACACCAGCACCGGCCACGCCCCCCGCGCCGCCGAAGCCCGGATTGGAAAGCCTAGCGGCACCCGGCAGAGCCAGAACGTCGGCGCAACCCAACGCCCCGGCTGAGAAGCAGATCATCACCACGGCCGACGTGAATGCGTTCTACGACGCAGTCCGCAAGGGGTATTACAACGGTCGCGAGGCCGAGAAGAATGCCCTTGAACAGGAACTGTTCGCAGCGCAGCGCGAGGGTCGAGTTAGGGCCGTATAGGCCGAACCTCCTCAGCATAAGGGCAAAACGAAATGGCGTTTCCTGTCGCCTCGGGTGTCACCACCCCTCCGATCTACCCCGCGGGTACCGCGGGCAACGGCCTCTCCGGCACCGGTTACATCCCGGAAATCTGGAGCGGCAAGCTCATCGAGAAGTTCTACGCCAGCACCGTTCTGGCCGCTATCTCGAACACCGACTACGAAGGCGAGATCAAGGCGCATGGCGACAAGGTGCATATCCGCACCAAGCCGACCATCACCATCCGAGCGTACCTCGCTGACGCCGCCCTCGAACTCGAGCGTCCGCAGGGCAACCAAGTCATCCTGAACATCGATCAGGGCCAGTACTTCAACACGATCCTCGACGACGTGATGAAGGTCCAGAGCGACATCAACCTGATGTCGATGTGGGCTGAAGACGCCGGCGAGCAGATGAAGATCGTGATCGATCGCGCTGTGCTCCTCGGTATCAAGGATCAGGCCGCTGCGGCCAACCGCGGCATCGCGGCCGGTGCAATCACCGGCGTGATCAACCTCGGTGCCTCCGGCACGCCGCTCAACATCGTCACCGGTTCGCCGACCGGCGGTGAAGTCGACGTGCTCGACATGATGATGCGTCTGGGTCAGGTGCTCGACGAACAGAACATCCCGGAGACGGGGCGCTGGATCGTCATGCCGACGTGGACCGCGGTCATGGTCAAGCGTTCGGAACTCCGTCAGGCTTACCTGTCCGGTGACAGCGTCTCGATGCTGCGCAACGGCCGGCTCGGCATGGTGGACCGCTTCACGCTGTACACCTCCAACCTCATGCCGTTCGGCACTGCCGGCGGTCTGGTTGCGGGTGAGTTCATCGTGTACGCGGGCCAGAGCCACGCTCTGACGTTCGCCTCGCAGATGACCCAGATGGAGACCCTGCGCTCGGAGCTGACCTTCGGTCAGGTCATGCGTGGCCTTCAGGTGTACGGCTACAAGGTCCTTGATGGGACGGCTTTGGCCCAAGCAATTATTACGAAGGGTTCTCACTAATCCTTTGTAGTTAACTATGGACTAGGCCGTCGTAACTAAATATGGTTGCGGCGGCCATTCCATAGGAGCTACTGTGGCACTCAGCAATGGAGCATCCGGAGCGTCTCCGAAGGGCTGCTGAGCTATTGGAGCAGTACCATGGCGCTTGAAACAGTTGCGATGTATGTCGACTATGCGCGCGAGCTTCTTCAGGATACGAAGAACTCGCCGTATCGCTTTTCAGACGCAAGTCTCGTGCGGGCGCTCGCCCTGTCCCTCCCGGAAGCCAAGAAGCTCCGGCCCGATCTTTTCCTCAACGTCACGATCCCGACCATCTCGGCGAACGACGCTACCGTAGTGCCGATGGACGAGATGTACCGCACGGCGCTGGTCTACTACATGTGCGGCATTGCTCAGCTGCGCGACGACGAGGAAGTGCAGGATCAGCGCGCCGCGGCGTTCCTCGGCATGTTCCAAGCCAAGCTTACAACGGTGTCCTGATGGCAGCTGCAGATATCACGCGCCTCATGAACAACGCCCGGCTCCGGCTTACGGGCGCGACCGACACTGTATTGCAGCAAGAACTCTTCAGCGTGATGGACGAGTTCTTCAAGAAGTCGAACGTCTGGAACGAGGACATCGACGTCACGATCCCGGGCATGGACCCCGCCGGTACCGAGTACCAGCTGGCGCCCGAGGCACCGGCGCTGATCGACAAACTGCTGTGGGTCTTCCAGAAGCCAACGGATACGCAGATCGGGCGTGGCCCGGGCGTCGCCGCCGCGATGCAGACCCCCGGTGTGCTCACGCTACGCAACCAGCCATCTAGCAATGTGATCTACACCGTGTCTGTGGCGCTGACAGTGGTGGACCCGGTCGATCGCAACAACTACGTACAGTTCCCGGCATGGGTGCTGGCGAAGTATCGCGAGACGATCCTCGACGGCTTGCTGGGGCGCATGATGACGCAGCCGAGCAAGCCCTACACGAATTCGCAGATGGCGATCTTTCACATGCGCAAGTTCATTCAGGCCGCCGCGTCCGCGCGCGTGGAGTGGACCCGCAACAACACCTATCGAGCGCAGGCGTGGGCATTCCCGGGGGGCTTCTCCGGAGGATCGCAGCGCGGCGGCCGCAGCGGCTGGGGCGGCCCGGCTTAAGGAGCAGATATGTCCAAGAGTGACTTCCTCGAGAACGCGATCCTCAAGCTGATCTTCAACGCCACGGCGATCGCGAACATCGCGGACAACGCGTCGGCGTCCCCACTGACGAACCTGTACTGGGCGCTCCACACCGCGGACCCGGGCGACGCCGGCAATCAGGGGACCAGTGAGACGACCTACACCTCGTACGCGCGCCAGCCTGTGGCTCGCACCACGGGCGGCATGACCGCAGCAACATCCGGAAGCACCTCGCCGGTAGCGAACGTCGTCTTCCCGGCGGCGACCGGCCCTGCCCTGCCGTCCGTGTCGTCGATCACCTTCGCTAGCATCGGCGTCGCGGTGTCGGGCGCCACGAACATCCTCTACTCGGGCCCGGTGACGCCGAACATCAACGTCTCGACCGGTGTGCAGCCGATCCTCACGACGGCGTCGACGATCACGGAGGACTAAAATGGCAACCGTAATTGACGCAGTCACCGGCGAAGAGGTCGAAGTGGTGCAGGTGCAAGCGGTCGCCGCTGTTGCGTCTGTGAACTCTATAGCGTCAGAGTTTCCGCCGGAGGCCGGTAAAGCCATCGAGCAAGCCATGGTGTGGGCTGTGCAGCAGTGCAGCGAGCAGGGCATCACCGATCCTGATCAGGTGCGCGAACTTATGTTGAAGGCGCGTGCAGACATGAAGACGCACCTTCGTATCCAGATGAACGATTTACGATCGCAGCAGGGATAATTTGTGGCTAAGTTTGCCAACAGTGTACTGTTCACACCGACCCTTGGAGGCACCACCGATTGGACGGTGAGCGCTGCCCTACAGGGGTTCATGACGCCCGCCCAAGCTGGTGCTCCTGATGGTGTGTATAAGTATCGTGCCGAGAGTGCGGACTTGTCGCAGTGGGAAGTCGGTGAAGGCACGTACACTGGCGCTGGCCCCACGCTAACGCGAACCACGATATTACAAAATTCATCTGGTACAACGTCTAAGATCAACTTCACTACGGTACCGAGTGTCGGCATTGTTGCTTTGAAGCAGGACCTGCTCTCGATCGAAGACGCTAACCTATGGACATATATACAGCAGGCGCAGGCGCGGGCTAATATCGGGGCGCTAAAGAAGAACTATTTGATCAATGGCGGCATGCAAATATCGCAGGAGAACGGTACAACAGCAGGTACTACCAGTGGATACTTCCTCGCAGATCAGTGGTCCATTCAGACTTCGGCCCCCGGCACTGCTACATTCTCCGCAGCCCAAGTTGCAGCATCTACTCCGGGAGGATCAACACATCGTCTACGGGTAACCGTTACAGCGGCGCAAGCCACGGTCGGCTCCACCCTTGTATATTTGCAGCAGCGCATTGAAGGCTTACGCGTTGCAGACCTCATGTGGGGTACCGCATCAGCGAAGACTGTGACGTTTGCTGTTGGCTTTAAGCCACCAGTTTCTGGGACGTACCTAGTTCAGATAACAAACCTTAGCGGTGCTTCCGCGACGTCCGGCACAATCACCATTTCTGCGCCAGAAGTGGGAACAGATGTATCCAAGCCAATTACGCTAGCCGGCGTCACGACAGGCACGTGGGCCACTGATAATACGTCAGGCTTCTCGGTACAGTTATTCTTGATGCATCCGTCCCAGAGCGCGAACGTGTTTGCTACTAACGGCAACGTTCTAGAGATGTTCGACACTCTGCTTGTAGAGGGAGGAGCTGTACCGGCGTTCATACCGCCGGACTTCGTTAGCGAACTGTCGCTGTGCAAGCGTTACTGGGAGAAATCATACGACTATGCAACTGCTCCCGGAGCCGCCGTCGCAAACAGTGCGGACAACGTTTTTGTTAGCAACACGGGCACGACGAATAACGGCGCCGGGATGGACGTTAGGTTCAAGGTATCGAAGAGGGCTACACCAACTATTACAACTTACTCTGAAGCTACCGGAGCTTCAGGTAAGATAAGGGACCGTACGAACAGTGTAGACATCACGCCTACGGTTGACCTTGTAGGCGAGAATGGAGCACGAGTATTCGCCACAACCACGACTGCATCGGGTTGTGCTCTTTCATGTC